GGCGCATCGGAAGATCCCTCCACCGGAGGTTCCAGCGGGAGAGATCCACCTCAATGAAGAGCCGCTCTCTCCCCTCGGATTGTAGGGGTTTACTCAGATTGAAGAATCTCTCCATAATGGTGGTCCGGGACAGAGTCATGGTCTGCTGTGGGAGGTTGGGAAACACATGGTCCGCCAGGTTTGCCTCGAGACATGCGAAGAAAGCCCTCATCTCGAAGGGCATCATGCTGAACATGCGAGCTGCCAGCTTAAACTCTCGTTCCTTAGGATACAGACTTACAATGAACCAATGTAGTGGAACTGTGCGAGCTTCCACCTGCTCCACGATAGCTCGAATCGATATCTCCTCACGCTCCAACATCTCCAGGAGAAGGCGTCGCTGAGAACGAGGCTTGATGGAGCGGTCCCATGTTGCCCTGAATTCATCTCTATAATATGAGATGGATTTGTCATCCATTAGATCTGTGAAATTGGTGTAATAGTCAAACTCCTGGTGCGCTCCGAAACGGACATGATCCCAATCAGACAGCGGGTATGAATCTCGACGGATGGCTCTGTCTCGTATTTTATAGAGTTGGTACAGTTGTGTGGTGCGCCCTTCTGCAGTGAAAGATAGGCGAGGCCACTGAGATGAGCGGCGGACAAAGCCCTCTAGATACAGACGGCACCAGTTATTGCGCAAGCGTCGGGCGCTCAGGTATGATGTTGCAATCGGACGGGATGCCTCTTCCGCTGCCGAGTGTCCCCCAACTCGCGGGTCTATCAGTGGGTGCCCTGTCATTCTCTGTAGCCCAAACAACTCTATCGTGTGTGCTGTGTTTCTAGAACGAGATAGGATTGTTATCAGTCGGTCTACCTGGTAATCATCGCGGGCGTGCAGAGCGTTCTCTTTCTTGATGACCACTTCACGCATGCGAGCTAGAACATCTACCTCGTGGTCTCCTAAGAGCGAGTCTTCTGTGTGGATGACATATGCCTTAACAACAGCCTCAATTTTGCTGAGTATCTCATAACCGGGGTTGTCATAGCGGTACAGACACTCTTCTTCCCACTGGAACACTTCCTCCACTATCCGCATAAGGTCGGGATTCCCGCCATACACGAGAGAGATCCCGAGGAGGACATTGCCTCTAGCTAGAAGCATTTCTTTGAACATTAGGACAGCCTCATATGGCATGATGTATGCTGTTGTCTCAGCAGGATACAGAAGAGCACAACTGTATTGGTCCCCGACAATGGCCATACATCCGAGTGTCTCATGCACCAGTTTTCTGGAACCAGCTGCTCTCGAGGTCGCCAGTCTCTCTACAAAGCGCACGAACAATTCTGCCTTGATGTAAAGGCTGCGTGCCTGAGCGGGGAGTGCCTCGGGAGTTGGTGGCAGCAGAATCGCAGGATTCAGGTCTCTTATTCCCGCGTCTGCGTGGTTCCACACCTTACGTGCCACCCGCCATGCTTCTGATGTACCTGTTGTGATTCCTTGGGAAGGAAGGGTGTGGACGATCACAGGGAGGAGTGAAGGGGAATAACACTCGATGTTCCACAAGAGATCGCACTGGGTGGCGAGATAGTGTGCTGTCTTTGCTGGGTTTCTCAGTTTTTCTCCCCCTCTCAAAGCGAGCGTTTGCACGTAGCATTTCAACATCTCACCCTCAATGATCGGAGCATCAAGGTAGGTATTAATAAATTGGCGCTTCGGAGCCTCCATTTCTTTGATAAGAATGATTCGTTGTTCTCATGTCAATAGCCAAGGGCGCGGTTTTCGTCTCGGGGTTGATTTCTTGTCAGCTTTTGGTCTAATGGCACCCGGCACGATTTCCTGCACGAGGTCCTCGACTTCCTCCTCCTCGAGCTGTTCTACAAGGCGGGGTTCAGTCGGCGTAGTAGAGGTAGTTCCCAGAATCGTCTGGACTTGTGTTAGATCGGCCTGTGCCCTGAGTGCCTCTTCGATCTTCTCTGATACAAGACTACGAACGACCAACATCGTTTTGCGAATGTACTCGATCGTTCTCTCCGTCGTCTCCGGAGTTCCGTCGGGAGTTGGAGGAAGCGCTCTGGTTAGAGTTTCCTTCGAGGGGGTTGTCTCCTGTGCGTATAACCAGATACAGTTGATTGAATATGCCACCTGTGCTGTTTGAGCAACTGAAAAACCTATGTCTCCGAGTTTCCTCTCAGCAGTTGCTCCCCTCTCCACTGTAGTTCTCAGCTGGTCGATTAGGTTTGCCATTTTGGTGTA